AGTCCTCGCAGACGGTGCGCGAGCGCGTGGTGATGATGTGGGAGGCGCGGAACTTGGTCGAGAATTGTCCCGAGGTTAAGGAGGTCTCGCGCAAGTTCGGCAACTACCTGACGCCGACCGAATACTCGCCGGCGACCGGCGACCGCGACTACAACGCCACCGTCAACGAGTGGTTCCACTCGTGGTGCAAGCAGGCCGACGCGACGGGCCGCAACTCGTTCCGAAAGCTCGTTCAGCTGGCCGCGGAGAATCGGCCGGTCGACGGCGATTGCGGCTTCGTCATTCGCCGCGTGGGCGATGGGCTGAAGCTTCAGCTGGTGCCGGCGACCCGCATCGGTAATCCGAACGAGATGGGCCTCGACTCCGAGAACTACTTTGAGGGCGTCATCACCAACGAGTTCGGCGTGCCGGTCGCGTATCGCATTTACCGCGTGACGCGCGAGGGCGTTTACTTCGGCGCTGAGGACGTGCCGGCTGGGAACTTCTGCCACTACTTCGACCCGTTCCGCGTCGACCAGTACCGCGGAGTGACCGACTTCCACGCGGCGATCCAGACGGCGCGGATGCTGCACGAGATCCTCCAGGCCGAGAAGGCCGGCGTGCGCTTCGCCTCGCAGCAGGCGGCGCTCGTCTTCACGGATCGCGGCACGGCCAACTCGCGCAACCTCTTCACGCCGACGCCGGCGATGACGCTGCCGAGCGGCCAGCAGCAGAAGAACGAGCTTTCCGAGGTCGGGATGATTAAGTATCTCGGCCAGGCTGACCGCGTCGAGACGATGCCGGCGCGGCCGAGCACGGCCTTCACGGGCTTCATCGCGCATCTGATGCACGAGCTCTCGATCGCCGTCGGAATCCCGAAGGGCGTGCTGTTCGGCACGCAGGATTACGCTGGCCCGAGCGTGCGCGCGGAGTTCGCTGCGGCCGATCGCGTGTTCGCGCGGCACCAGGGCGTGCTCGTGGACAAGGTGCTCGATCCGATCAAGAACGCGGTGATCCTAGATGCCATCGCTCGCGGCGAGATCCCGGCGCCTCCGGCGCGAGACGGCGAGACTCCGGTGCAGGCGCTGAAGCGCGCGACGCGCGGCGAGTGGCGCTTTCCGCCCAAGCTCACGATCGACGTCGGTCGCGAGTCCGCGGCCAATCTGAACGAGAATCGGCAAGGCGCGAAGTCCTTGCAGGAAATCGCGTCTGAGCAGGGCACGGATGCCTTCACGCGGCTGGAGCAGATCGCGGCGGAGGCGAGCTTCGTCGGCGAACTGGCGGAGCGCTACGGCATCCCTGAGACCTCGATTCGTATGGTCACGCAGCAGCTGCCGGCCAATCCGTCGATGGCTGCGGCGCTTGGCACCAACGTCACCGAGGACGCGGTGGATGCGACGAACGCGACGATGAAAGGAACCGGCGCGCCTGAGGACGAAACGCCAGACCAGCCGCCGACGCCGGCGGAGCTCGCGCGCTTTGCCGCTGTTGACCTGACGCCGACGGACGCAATGGCAGCGGAGGCCAAGCGCGGCCTTGAGTGGCGCGAGAAGTTCAACCGCGGAGGCACCGCCGTGGGCGTCGCTCGCGCGCGCGACATCAGCAACAAGGCCAGTCTCTCGCCAGACACGGTGCGCCGGATGGTCTCGTACTTTGCGCGCCACGAGGTCGACAAGCAGGGCACGGGCTTTTCTCCTGGAGAGGACGGCTATCCTTCCGCCGGCCGGATCGCGTGGGCGCTATGGGGCGGAGACGCTGGCGCCAGCTGGGCGCGCGCGAAATCCGAAGCGCTCAAGCGCGAGGAACTTAGCCGGCCGACGAGCGTCGCCGATGCGCTCGAAGCCGGGCGCAATCGCGCGAAGCGGCCGCTGGAGCGGCTGGCCGACAAGGCGACTAAGCTCGCCGCGGTGCGTGAGAAGCTGGGCCAGCACGCGAAGAGCGGCGCGCAGATTGAGCAGTCGCTGAAGAAGATCGGCTTCGAGCCGGCCAAGCCGCAGGTTATCGAGTTTAAGCCTGAGGTCTCGCTCTCCGACGCGCGCAAGATGCTTGCCGAGCGGACTGATTCCGAGACCAAGCTGGATGCTCTGGTCAAATCCATTGCGGACAAGCGCTCCCGCCTCAAGACCTCCTGACTATGCAAAGCGTCCTTGAATCGCTGATCACTTGGAACGAGCAGATTGGCAAGAAGACGGAGCTTTTTTCAAAACTGCTGATTGAGCACGATGCGGCGCTCGATCAACTTCTTGAGCAAGTCGGAAAGACGGTTCCCGAGATCCGCAAGGAGCTCGATGCCAAGCTGACGGCGGCAGTGCCAGGGCTCGTTCAAGAAGCCTATGGCAAATACAACGAAGAGATCGAAGGCCGCCATCGCGCCATCCTTGCCGAATCGCAAACGCGGCTCGAAGCCATCCGCGCGGAGGTCGTCGCTCTTGCTCAAACGCAGTTCTCTGAGACCGAGAAGCAAATCGGCCTGACGGCGGAGCAGATCGAAGGCCGCATTCTGGGCGCGCTCACCGAGGCCGCGAAGGAGCGCATCACGAAGCTAGAGCGCGGACTGGTGATCGAGATCCAGCACGCGGTGAACGCGGCGCTGCCCAAGCAGGAGCTGGCCGCGGCTCCGACGCTGATCGACTCCTACCGCGGGCAATGGAAAGAGGGAATGGTCGCGCAGCGCGGCGATCTGTTTTCGTGGTACGGAAGCACTTACCTCGCGCTCGAAGACACGAATGACACGCCGGGGCGCAAGAACGTCGCGACCGCTGGCGCCAAGTGGGCGGTGATTGCGGCGCGTGGTGCAGGCGGTGGCGGTGGCGGCGGCGGCGATTCCCTGCCGTCGCAGTCTGGCAACGCTGGCAAGTTCCTGAAGACCGACGGCACGACGACGCTCTGGGAAACGATCCCTGGCGGCGGCGATATGCTGGGCGCGAACAACCTCACCGACGTCGCGTCCGTCACCGCTGCCTTCGCGAACATCAAGCAGCCGGCGAGCACGAGCGCCTCCGGCGTCGTCACGTTCGCGACCTCTGGCGAAAGCGCCGCGCTCAAGGCCGTGCAGGCGAACGATTCGAGACTGTCTGACTCTCGCACGCCGACCGCGCACGCCTCGACCCACCAGACCGGCGGCAGCGATCCGATAGACTTCCCGGTCGATTCGGTCTTCGGCGCGACGAACACGATCACGCAGGTCGACTACTTCGCGCTGAACACTTCGAGCACCGCGAGCGTGACGACGGCGAAGGCCGTCTGGAACTCGACCGAGGGCGCGATCCAAGTTGGGCTCGATTCCAACGTGACCGCGCTGCTGGGCGTGGATCAGCACATCAAGATTTACAATCAAAGCGGAGCCGCCTTCACGAAGGGCCAGGTGGTGAAGCAGGACGGATCCTCCGGCACGCGGCTCAAGGTGGCGCTGGCGCTCGGGACTAACGACATAAACTCGGCGACGACGATCGGGCTGGTGGCTGAGTCGATCGCCGATAATTCGAGCGGCTTTATCATCACGAGCGGCCTCGTACGCGGCATTGATACCAACGCATTTAACGAGGGCGACACGCTCTGGCTTTCGTCGACGACGCCGGGCGGGCTCGTGAATGTTCGTCCGACGCAGCCAAACCACTCGGTGCGAATTGGCTACGTCATCAAGAAGGCTGGCGTGGCCGATGGTATCATCTACGTCGACATCTTGAACGGCTTCGAGCTGGAGGAGCTGCACGACGTGCTCGTCACCACGGTAGCCAACCGGGACTTTCTCTCCTACGATTCGTCGACCACCGTCTGGCGCAATCGGCAACTGTTCGACTCGACCGCTCCGGCTGCGCTCGGCGCCTCGGCCACGGCTGGCGTCTCGATCACCGCGGCCCGCGTCGATCACGTCCACGCTCGGCCGACGCTCGATCAGCTGGACATCGCCAGCGCCGCGCAAGGCGACATCCTCTATCGCTCGTCTACCAGCTGGGCGCGCCTGCCTGCGGCCACCGCCGGCTACATTCTCCAAACGAACGGCAGCGGTGCGAATCCTGGCTGGGTCCAGAACACCGGCGGCAGCGGCGCGCCGACGGATGCCGAATACATCGTTGGATCGTCCAACGGCACGCTCTCCGCCGAGCGCGTCCTGAGCAACAGCACTTCCGTCACAGTCAACTTCGCGACCGGAGGCCAGGTCTCCTTCGAGCGTGCCGCGCTGACTGGTGACGTCACGGCCTCGCAAAACAGCAACGCGACCACGATTGCTGCTGGCGCAGTCAGCACGTCAAAGCTAGGCGGAGACATTACGACCGCTGGTAAGGCTCTGTTGGATGATGCAGACGCGGCAGCGCAACGCACGACTTTGGGTCTGGGAACGCTAGCGACTCAAAGTGGTACGTTTTCTGGCACTTCCAGTGGAACGAATACTGGAGATCAGACGATTTCCCTAACCGGCGACGTCACCGGATCTGGCACCGGCAGCTTCGCCGCGACGATCGCCTCTGGCTCGGTCAGCACCTCGAAGCTCGGGGGTGACATTACCACCGCCGGCAAGGCGCTTCTCGACGACGCGGACGCCGCGGCGCAACGGACTACGCTGGGGCTTGGGACGCTCGCAACGCAGTCCGGCACGTTCAGCGGGACGAGCAGCGGAACCAATACCGGGGATCAAACTATTAC